GTATGCTAGATCACATGAAGTTTAATAAAGAAGACTACTACCCTACAACAAAAATTATTGTCGGTTATGTAAATACAGAATTAATTGGCAGAGCGATAACTTGCAGTAAATATAAAATAGGATGGTCTAGAGAGGGAGTCATTAATGCTTATTATAGCTATTCTATCAATAGTAATTCGATTCAATGGAATAAACCGGATGAAATAGGCGGCTTAGCTTCTACGGGTGAAATCACAGGCGTTGTGGTAGATCAACATAATATTCCATATTATATTGTTGACGTTGATCATTGGATAAATAATCCTAATACTGGTGATGGGATATACACACCGCTTATCAAAGCATCGGATATCATGACTAAGTATTTATCAAGGGAACAGTTATAGTATTAGTACTCATTGAGTGCTTTTTTTATGCAAAAAATTAGCCTTGCTCACGGGGAGTTCCCGTGGGCTTTTTTAATAGAAAGGAGCCAATAAAATGGCTGATGAAAACACACAAGTTGCACCAGTAGCGGGCGCAGAAGAAAACGCTACACAAGAAAACAAGGGGTTTACCTATTACTTTAGTGATCCTGACTCTGTCAACGCAGAAATGCATCACGTAGTAATTACGTTGCCTTATGAGTTGCCAGAACTTCCATGGCACTGGCACATTGAAAAGCCAGACGACAGCTTAAAAGATCCTGTCTGGGACTTGAAGGTTAATGGCTGGGTAGAAAACTCCAAGGACGGTCAAGCCGCAATCTTGCAAGAAGCTACACAAAAGATTGAAGAATTGGATAAGAAGAGCGCAGAACTTGATAAGAAGAACGCCGCACTTGACCAAGCCAACGATAAGTTTGACCAAGCAATGAAGGCCATGCAACAAAGCCAACAAGTCCAAACACAACAATCCTTAGCATTGACCCAAGGCTTGCAAAAGGTCGCAGAAGGGCAAGAACAAGCCAACAAGGTTATGGCTTCAATGCAACAAATTCTGGTTGGCATGCAAGCAGATCAAGCTAAGACTGCTACACCAACCAGTGACACTAAGCCAGCAGAAAACACTAACAAGCAAGAAAACGGAGGTAACTAATTATGACTGATTTAAACGCTTTATTTTTACAAATGTGGGTACTTGACTATCAAATGGGGCTTTTCCAAAAGCCTTACTTTCAAGGCTTAGTTCAACAAGGCTTATTGGACGCAGCAGGTTACAAGAAAGTCACAGGTGAAGACTATGTTGCACCGCAAGCTCAACCTGCACCACAAGCTTAGTCGCTGGAATTTCATCAAAACAGGGCTGTTAATCTCGGCATTGGCGGTCTGCTTTCTGATAGATCGAACCTACTTTTTTTACCCACCAAGTCTAGCACCTGCGTGGAATAACGTCTGGGTCGATAGTATCGGCTTGATGGCAGGACTAATTTTGATTTTGTGCGGTGTTTTTGATATTCGGGTACAGTTAATCATCAAAGTTGGTCTAGGCGTGTCAGTAGCATTCTTGACAGTTCTGCTGGTTGCGGAAAGCTTTCACATCGTTGGAGCCGGCTATTTCAGATTCCACCCTGCTATTGTTTTTGAGATCTACGCAATCATTAACCTTATGCAGATTGCTTATGAGTATGACCCACAGGACTGAGAAAGGAGCTGATACACTTGCAAGGTCTTAAAGACGTACTTAGTGTACTAGCTCCATTCCTGTTGGGGTTGTTTACTTCATATCTAAGTGATAAGAGAAATACGAGACAAGACAGCCATAGCTTTTTAGTAGACGACTATGAGGCTGTAGTTAAAGAAAATAAGGAATTACGCAGGGAAAACGAAAAATTGCGAAAGGAGTTATCCGAAAATGAAACCAAACACTAGAATTTTAGACTACACCACTCTTGTGCAAGATGGTGTTTTAACCTTGGACGATGTGCCACAAGACATCAAAGGTGCAGTTACCAAGTGGGTGCGCTATTTGTCAGGTATCCAAGACGAAACCATGGTCAAGGACCCAGACGCAACCAAGCCAGCGGTAGAGGATAAGCCAGTAGGCTACACCCCTGCTAAGACGGGCGACATCACTAGCGGCGTACTTACTACTAAGAAGGTGACCCAATAATGAATCTCACTGAATTAACTGCTTACACACAAATAGTTGTTTTGGCTATCGTGGCTATCTGTATCGGTATCTCTACTAGTATCGAATACTTTGCCAAAAAGTCGGCTAAACCACTTCCAAAGCAAGTAATGACCATTGATGAGATTGCTAAGTTTGTCGTAAGCGAAGCCGCAACGCTGGATATTTCTGGTGCCGAAAAGAAGGTCAAGGCTGTACAAGCCTTACTTGATCAAGCCAAGCAAGAAAACAAGCCAGTGACCGAAACAGTCGCCAAGGGTGCTGTCCAACATGCTTATGACCAAATGACAGCGGACCAAGCCAAACAAGAGGATACACAAGATACCAACGCCCAACCAATTGGCTTTGTATCAGGTGACGACAATGATGACAAGAACTAAGACGTATAACGAGTACGTTTTTGAATCGTTTGACAAATCGTTTGAAAACCAAACGAAAGGCGGTGAAAAAGATGTCAAGCTCAATCGTATCAAAGAAAAGCTATGGTGTGGACGTAGCCAGCTTCCAGAAAGAAAACGTTAGCTACACGGGTGCGAAATTTGCTATCGTAAAGCTTACGCAAGGTACTGGATACATCAACCCGAAAGCAAAAGCGCAAATTAAATCTGCAAAGGCTCATGGCTTGCTAACCATGGGCTATTTCTATGCCAACCATTCCGGCTCGGTCACACGAGCACGGGCAGAAGCTAAGTATGCCGTTGAAAAGGCTAAGGCTTACGGAGTCCCAGCTGGTAGCTACATCGCTGACGACTGGGAAGAAGGTTCTGGCAATTCAGTCAATGGCGGTGCTAGTGCCAACACCGATGCTGTTCTTGCCGCAATGCAGGTAATCAAAGAAGCAGGATACAAGCCACTTGTCTATTCAGGTGCTTTCAATTTACGAAATCATTTGAGCACCAGCCGAATTGTTAAATCATTCGGAACTTGTCTCTGGGTAGCCTCATATAAGGTCATGGGTCGTCAAGATTCAGCTGATTTTAACTATTTCCCATCTATGGACGGCGTAGCAATCTGGCAGTTTACTGATAACTACCGTGGTCTTGGCGTTGATGGCAATATTACCCTAGTCGATTTAAAGATCAGTTCGGGTAATCAATCACCAAAAAAGGTAAACAAGACCGTAGAATCGCCCTCTCAGCATCCCGTAGTCAAGTGGAATATTGGCGCTGTTGCCGTAGTAAGCAACTCAAAAGGTGCATATGTTTATACCAGCTCAAAGCTAGACAAGCGTGAAAGTGACAAGCTAAAACCTTGTGGTTCTGTCTGGCAGGTGCTAGGCTTTGAAAACGGCGCTGTCAAGGTTGGCAAGAACCAATACTTCGATGGTCGTGCCGTCTATGTCAAGACTAACCCGATCGCATACAACGATGCCAAACATGGCGTTGCCAAGATCGTGATGCCACATACTCACGCCTTAGATGCACCAAAGGCAGACGCTGGGAAAGTCTACGGCTTGGAACTTAACTCAAAAGTTGAGATTCAAGGGCGTGTCGGCAGATTCCTACGTATCAAAGAAAAGCACAATGGCAAGACCGTCTACGTCACAGGCAATCGTGCCTACATCGTGCTATAGTAATAATGATTGAAATATAAAAAGGAGTGTGAAGAACACTCCAAATGCCGCAAGAGCCGCTCTGGGAGATTTTTCCTGGAGCGGCTCTTTTTTGTGTTATGGTATAATAAAAAGAGTAGTGGTATTATCCGCTTGCTCTCCTGGTTTTACTTCATGAACTTTTTAATAATCCATGAAGCAATTACAGTGGCTAAAATACTTGAAAAAGTAGTAGCCATAAAAGCTGTTATGGACATGAAAGGATACACTTTCGTTTAAAGCCCCAAAGCTGGTTACTTTGGGCATGTGTCTAGCCGTCTAGTCGGTGCTTGGCTCTTGCTGATCTGCTGTCACAAGAGCTTTTTTTATGTTCAAAATAAATATATTTTNTAACACTTTCTAGACTGTGATAATTTGGAATTGGTGGGGTTCCACACAGCCATATATATTTTAGCAAATTTTAAAATGAGAACAAAATATTGGAACAATGTTCATTTTTAATATATAATAGTGGTGGACATGAAAGGATACACTTTCGT